CTCACAAGGCGTTTTTTTAGCACGGAATTCTACCCCCCCTGCCTTTGCTGGCATTATCTCCCCAAAAACGTCGGGTACGGTCCCTGCCGGTCCGTGTACAGGCCAACCTGAGCAGAATTGATAGGGATATGACCAAAATAAAAACGCCTCGCTATGGGGCTACTGAGCCTCGCCTACATAGTCCATACCTTGAGGGAAAATCTCGCGGCGTTGAGATAGCTCAGCTGGCAGACTCGATAGGGATGCCGCTTTTACCCTGGCAAGATTTTGTAATTTCGGATATGTGTACCGTAGACGAGAATAATATGTTTATCCGTAAGACTAATTTAATTTTATGCAGCCGCCAGCAGGGTAAGACTCATCTCGCGCGTATGGTCATGCTCGGACATATGTTTCTATTTGATAGCCCTAACGTGCTTATTATGAGCTCAAATAGATCTATGGCTTTAGACACCTTTAGGCAGGTCGCTTACGCTATCGAAAATAATGACGGTATGCGTAAACAGGTTAAACAGATTAGGTACGCTAACGGCACCGAGTCGATAGAGCTAAAAAACGGGCACCGCCTCGATGTAGTAGCTGCAACTCGCGACGGCTCGCGAGGGCGCACGGCTTCACTCTTATACGTCGATGAAATACGAGAAATCTCGGAGGAGGGCTTTAGAGCTGCAACACCTACGACTCGTGCTAAACCTAATGCTCAAACACTTTTAACTAGCAACGCTGGCGATGCTTTTTCGACCGTGCTTAATGATCTACGCGAGAGGGCCCTTAGCTCACCTCCTAAGACGTTTGGTTTCTACGAGTATTCGGCACCTCAATTTTGCGCTATCACCGACCGCGATGCGTGGGCCATGGCTAACCCTGCACTCGGCTACACGGTTACGGAGGATGCGCTCGAGGAGGCGGTGGCAACTCAACCTATAGAGACGACTAAAACCGAGCTACTTTGCCAGTGGATTTCGTCCACGGCCTCACCCTGGCCTCATATGTCCGTGGAAAATGCAGGCGATAAGGATCTTAAAATGTCAGCGGGACCGCTTACTATCTTTGCCTTTGACGTGGCACCGTCTAGGCGCGATGGCTCGCTCACGATGGGCCAGATATTGCCCGATGGTCGTATAGGGGTCGCGGTCTTAGAGACTTTTCATAGTGACGTTTCTATCGACGAGCTTTACATGGCAGACCATATAGCCAAATGGTGCAAAGATTTTTACCCTCGGACCGTTTGTTATGACAAATACACTACGGCCTCTATTGCCAAACGCTTAGAGGTAAACGGCATACACGTAACCGATATATCAGGGCAAAAGGGATATCAGGCCTCAGGGGACCTCCACCAGGCGCTCTCAAATAACCGGCTTGTGCACTCGGGCCAAGATGAGCTCGTTAGTCATATGGCGAATTGCGCAGCTAAAGAGTCGGCGGATAGCTGGCGTATCGTGCGTCGTAAATCTGCGGGGCCCGTGGATATAGCTATCGGCCTCAGTATGATCGTGCATATTCTTAACCAGCCAATAGCGGAGGCTAAAGTTTATAGTTAGACACGCCGCCTAATACCTGATTTTGTCCTTGACATTTTGAGAAAATCGCCTCCATGGGAATACTCCAAACTCTAGGGCTTAAGAGCTCCGATAAACCTCGCGTAGAGGCTCAGTATGCACCCGCCGTAATGAGTACTACTTACGGTTACGGCTCATACAACACGGGATCTACTTACGGCTATAACACAAGCGGTATAGATCGTAATTTTGCACTTCAGGTAGCCAGCGTTAGCCGCTGCCGTAATTTAATTGCAGGAGTTATTTCGGGTATTGATTTAGGACTTTATAAAAAATCAACAGGAGAAAAATTAGGCTCTCCTATTTGGTTAGAGCAACCTGATCTACGACAACCACGCAGCGTTACAATTTCGGCAACGGTGGACTCGCTCATATTTTTTGGTTGCGCGTACTGGAGGACGACTTCTTTATATGCCGATGATGGACGACCTAGCGGCTTTGAGTGGGTAGCTAATCAACGAGTTACTTACACTACAAATAAATTTGGTACAGAGATCGAGGATTATTTTGTAGATGGTATTAAAGTACCTATGGGCGGTATTGGATCGTTAGTAACTTTTCAAGGTTTAATACCGGGCGTATTAGATACAGCTGGTACAACTATTAAGGCTGCATTTGATGTACAAAAAGCGGCGGCGGTTAGTGCTAATACACCAATGGCCACAACAGTATTAAAAAATAACGGTGCAGATTTACCCGAGGCACAAGTACAAGGTTTACTAGCTGCATGGAAATCTAGCCGAGCCTCACGTAGTACGGCTTATTTAACTAGCACTCTCAGCGTAGAAAATATTGGCTTTAGTCCTAAGGACATGGGCTACGTGGATTTCTCTCAGTACTTAAGTACGGAAATTGCGCGCTCGATGAATGTTCCAGCGGCGCTAATTTCTAGCGACATGAATAATTCAATGACGTATCAAAATATCTTAGACGCCAGAAAAGAATTTTACGCGTACTCTCTGGCGCCTTATGTATGTGCAATAGAGGACCGGCTAAGTATGAATGACATAACAAATTCATCTAATCAAATCCGGTTTGCGGTGGACGACACTTTTCTACGTGTTGATGCTAGAGAGCGTTTAGACATAATCGAAAAAATGCTAAATCTAAATTTAATTGATGTAAATCAAGCCCGACAAATGGAGCAACTCACACCGCTAGGAGATACAAGTGCTACTAACGTTTAGCCAAGAAATACAGGCCGCCGATACAGAGCGTCGCATAGTCTCGGGGCTTATTGCACCGTATGGCGAAGTGGGCTTTACCTCTGCGGGAGCCGTTGTATTCGAGCGCGGATCTATCGCTATCCCTGATCCGGCTAAAATAAAATTACTATCGCAACACCAACAAGATAAACCGGTGGGGCGCATGATTTCAGCAAGTGACTCTACAGAGGGCGTTTATGGATCGTTTAAGCTTTCGAGTAGCTCTCGAGGACAAGATGCGCTCGTACTCGCCCAGGAAAATCTCGTGTCCGGCTTATCCGTAGGGGTCGATGTAACGGCCTCTAAGCCGATGGGAGAGTACCTGTTAGTTACGGCGGCGGTCCTCAAAGAGGTATCGCTGGTTGAGTCAGCGGCCTTTTCTAGCGCCAGCGTTACTGATATTGCAGCGGCTCGAGCAGCGCTCGAGGCAGCTACAAGCACAAGCACAAAAACTACAACGATCAATACGACCATTGTAGAAACCGAAACCGAAACCGAAACCGAAAGCGAGGATGTCATGACGACAGCCCCAGAAACAACGCCGGATATTCCGGCGGAAGCACCGGCCGAGGCTGCCCCTCTTGAGGCATCTCGCCAAATTATCCGACCATCCGTTTTAGACTCTCAGCGCGTACGTACTCCTATTGTTTCAATGGGCGCATATACAGAGCACAAGATCAGAGCTGCACTAGGTAACGAGGACTCAAAACTCTACGTAACCGCCGCAGATGATAGCTTTACAACAAATCCGGGTTTTAACCCTACTCAGTACCTTTCAGAATTCCCAACTAATACACGTTTTGGTACGCCGTCTATCGATGCTTGCTCTCGCGGTACTTTGCCGGCTAACGGAATGACGATTAACGTGCCCTCACTCGTTACGAGTGCCGGTGGCGGTACAGGCGTAGCGCCTGTTGTAACTGTTGAGGCCGAAGCTGGAGCGGTACAAAATACCGGAATGGAAACGGCTTATCTAACAGGTACAGTATCCAAGTACTCCGGAATGAATACCATCTCGATTGAGCTTCTGGAAAGAGGTTACGGCGATGGTAATTTCTTTAGTGAGCTAACAAATCAGCTACAAAATGCTTATCTAAAAACTCTTGATACAACTGTAAACGCTGCACTCGTTACGGCTGGAACTGTTGCTACAACCGCTCAGGCCGCTACGTCTGCGGGTATTATTGGTTACGCATCCGAAGCCGCTCGCCTTGTTTATGAGGCTACAGGTTACTTTGCTAATAACTACATAGCTAACGGCGCACAATGGCAACTACTAACCGGCGCCGTGGATACAACGGGCCGGCCAATTTATTCAAGCTCTCAGCCTATGAATGCTGGCGGCTTGACTCAACCTGGCTCAATCCGTGGAAACGTCCTGGGCTTAGATTTGTACGTGGACAAGAATTTCGCAGCTACTACCGTCGTAGACGACTCAGCTATCATCCTGGCTCCTGAGGCCTTTACTGTTTATCAATCACCTCAGGCGTATATGTCTGTAAACGTAGTATCAAACCTACAGGTACAGGTAGCGATCTATGGCTACATGGCAACTATCGCCAAAATGCCTAAGGGAATTATCCGCTACAACTTCACCTAAGCAATAACCCTAATAGTCGGTAGGGCTCTTAGCCCTTTGAGCCCTACCGGCCCTATTAAGTAAAGGAGTAAACAAGTGCCAGCAACGTACGTCACCGAGGCCGAGCTTCGTGCAAATTTGGGAATTGAAAATTTATATTCCTCAGATATTGTAGAAACGTGCTGCCAAGCTGCCCAAGATTTACTTAACCAATTTTTATGGTTTGACTCTGCACCCGTTGTCGGTACAACTCTACAAAATAATATAGCTACAATTATGGTTGCTAACCCTGCAATCTTTAGTACGGGTGACTCTGTAACCTTGAGTGGATGCGGCTCAACCTTTAACGGTACTTACACAATAACGGGCACTATGCCATATACAAGCGGTACTACTAATAGTTTTCCATCCATAGCCTTTAATGCTTACACCTTTAATTTACCTAAGGGTTATAGCTTTATACAATTTACTAAGGTAGCCGCTAATGCTAATTTTACGCGAGTACTCCCTTACGGCTCAGCCGTAGGAGCAGATACAAAGACAAACTCTTACGCAACTACCCCGGCCATACGTGAAGCCGCTATGGTCCTGGCGGTTGATATTTTCCAAGCTCGCCAAGTCTCACAAACGGGCGGCGTATCTATAGACGGATTTAGTCCCAGCCCTTACAGAATGGGAAATAGCATGATCGGAAAAATCCGGGGGCTTATTGCCGGATACGCTAGTCCGAATAGCATGGTCGGATAATGACCGCCCCGATTACAACTCTTAGAGCCTCACTAGCTGCGGCCCTTTCTAATACTAATGTTTGGAATACCTATAGTTTTCCACCGGCGACTATAACCGCAAATAGCGTTATCGTATCTCCGGCCGACCCTTATATCACTCCGAGTAATAACGAGTACGCCAATATCTCACCGATGGCCTCGTTTCGTATTATTTGTAACGTGCCGCTCTACGATAACCAAGGTAATTTACAAGGTATCGAGGACATGGTGTGCGCCGTCTATGCAAAATTAGCGGCCTCACCAATCGTTATGAATATTGGCCCCGTAAGCGCGCCAAGTGTTTTAACCGTGCAAAGCGGCGATTTACTAACTACCGATATTACTATCCAAATACTAACGAGCTGGAGTTAAGCATGAGCCTAACAGACGAGGATATCGCCTTTCTTATTAAGATAGGGCAGATTACCGAAGCACCAAAAAAAGAAAACAAAACAAAAGACACACCAACAAATAAGGACGAGGAGTAAAATAAAATGGCCGTATTTATGTCAAATGGTGTCGTGGTAACTCTTAACTCTGTAGTACTGAGCGATCACGTCACTTCAGCAACAATTAATAGAATTTTTGAGGAGCTGGAAGTTACCAGCATGGGCGACTCATCCCGGAAATATACAAAAGGTTTAGAAACTAGCACGATTTCGCTAGACTTTTTGAGCGATACCGCGGCAGCTAACGTAAACTCTACGCTCCAAGCTGCGTGGGGTACAACTGTACCTCTCACACTAAAGCAGACAAGCGCAGCCGTCTCAGCGACTAACCCTCTCTATTCGACTACGATCCTTGTAAACAACACGACCGACATTAACGGCGCCGTGGGCGATATTGCCAGCCAGTCGATTACGTTTACCTGTAATTCTCCAATCGTACTTACTACTACCTGATACTAAAGAAAAGGGGCTAACAAATGGCACGACTCAAAATAACAAGGGTTACCGGTGAGGTTACTGAGCATCAGATAACACCACGGATCGAGTACGCCTTTGAGCTTTACGCAAAGCAAGGCTTTCATAAGGCCTTTCGTTTGGATGAGAAACAAAGCGATGTTTACTGGCTGGCGCATGAGTGCCTAAGGTCGGCAGGCGTTACGGTGCCTATGTTTGGCGCCGAGTTTCTTGATATGTTAGTTAAGGTCGAGGTACTAGACGACGAGCCTTTAAGCTAGGGCGCGACTCTCTAACTCATTTGGTGGCGCAGCTATCAATTAGGTTAGGGATCGCGCCTCAAGCGGTACTCGATCTCGATGCCGAGATGTTTAAGATGTTAGTAAAAGTATTAAACGAGCAAGCGGAGGAGTCAAAAAATGTCCGTAAACCTGGACGGCGTTAAAGAGACTATCCGCGCGCTGCGTAAAATAGATCCCGAGCTACTTAAAGAAATGAATAAAGAGATTAAAGGCGTGATGATACCTATCCGTGATAAGGCTCGGGACTACGCTCCTACCGCTTCACCTGGTGGGCTTTACAACTGGGACGATGGAGCTAAAGATAAAAAAATTACCGCTCGTACCTCAGCGTTTAGAGAGTCCACTTTAGGCGGTAGTACTCGTCGCCTTTTCCCTTTGTATAACGCCGAGGCTACGCGTAAGGGGATTTACTACTCTCAAGCTCCAAGTAAGCGCAATAGCAGGGGATGGAGCTCTCAATACATCGTAGCTAATGCTTCAGCTAGTGGAGCTATCTATGAGACCGCAGGACGTAAAAACCCGGGCGGCTCCTCAAAGAGTCGGTCTAATAACCCTAGAGCTGGCGCTAATTTTATTAGCCGTATGGGGCCTTTGTATGGTCCCGACCAAGCCTCTCGCGGTCGCATGATTTATAGAGCTTGGTATGAGGATCAAGGTAAAGCTAAGGCAGCGGTAGTAAGAGCTATAGAAAACACAATAGCCGCCTTTAATCAAGGCCGCTACGACAAGGCCGCATAATGAAGCTACCCGATTTATTCGTTAATGCCGTTACGACCTTTGACGGCAAGGCTCTCGCCAAGGGACAAAAACAAATTGGCGGCTTTGAGAAAAGCGTAAAGAGTTTAGCTAAAGCGTTTGGCGTTACTTTTGGCGCTGCGGCTTTAGCGCAATTTGGTAAAAAATCCGTTAAGGCTTTTGCCGAGGATGAAACCGCCGCCGTACGTTTAACTAAGGCCGTAGAAAATCTAGGGCTTGGCTTTGAGAATACACGCATAACACGATTTATAGCCGACCTAGAAAAGTCTGCCGCGGTCGCCGACGATGTTTTAAGGCCTGCGTTTCAGACCTTAATTTCTACGACGGGCTCGTTTACTAAGTCTCAAGATTTACTAAACCTTGCTCTTGAAATCTCCGCAGGTACTGGCATCGATGCCGCCGAGGTCGCTAAAGATTTAAGCCTTGCCTACCTTGGACAAACTAAAGGTATAGCCAAATACAACACGGGACTATCTAAAACAGAATTAACCGCTGCGGGTTTCTTAACTATCCAAGAAAAGCTAACCGAGCAATATAGCGGGCAAAATGCAACTCGTTTAGATACTTACGCGGGTAAAGTCGGAGCGGTACAAATTGCCTACGGAAACCTACAAGAAACTGTAGGAGGCGCTTTAGTCGATGCTTTTGCAAGGCTCGCAGGAGATACAACGACCGAGGATCTAACAGAGAGCGTAGATAACCTTGCAGACTCTTTAGCCGCGGTCGTAGAATTAGTAGGGCAACTAGCTACGCCTTTTGTATTTCTAGCTAAACTCGGTGGCGATTTTGGTATGGCTATCACCAAACTAGGCTACAAATTAAGCGGCGAGGCCTTTATGGGCGTAGTAGCAAATCGGCAATATGGCGGAGCAGCGGCCGAAAGATATAAAGCTATTGAGGAGACCGCTAACGCTAAGGCTCGAGCTAAGGCTGAGCTTGATGCAGCCAAGCGCCAAAAAGAGTTATTAGCGCTACAAAAGAAAAGCGCCATAGCTGAGAAAAATAAACTTTCGTTATCTAAGGCTGCGGCCGTATTTGATACTAACCGTATCTCTATAGCCGCTGCACTACAGGCTACCTACGACAAAGAGACACGCCTACGCCTTGAGGCCCTTATGGCTATCGAGGATGAAAACGGGACTTTAGCGCTACAAAAAATAGGCGAGCTTGCAGCGTTTCAGAAAAACGCCGACATGGCCAAACTAGCTGGCGTTACTCAAATTAGCGAGGCAACTCTCTCCGCGCTTAACACTCAGCTACTAGCAGAGCTTAAGATTATCAACGATAGCAAGATGGCAGAGAGCGACAAAGAGGCTGCTCGTCAAATTGCTTTCGGTAAATATAACGCAGCTATCACGGCGGCGGGCGAGTTAGCAGCTAAAGAGAGCTATAGCGAGCGCGTACAGATACAACTAACGGAAATAGCCCGTTTAGCATCTTTAAGTAAAACAAGTAACGCGGGTCTAGTGTTAAATAAGTTACGCGAAAGTGCAGAGCTAGACACGATAGATATTATTGCTAAAGCACAAAAAGCCGCCGACGATGCTCGTTATGCCGCTTTATTAAAATATCTAGCATTATTGAAAACCGCTGGCGGTTGCGATGCCCTTGCCGAAAAACCTACAGGTTTTCTAAAATCAGGTATTACCATGATAGGGAAAACGCCTTTTGTCACGGGGCCCGTCATAGATCCTAAATTATCTTTAGACACCGTTGATAAAACGGCCGCCGCTACATCCGTCTTACCAGAATATATATCTGCTACTGAGTTTTATGGCTCTCTTAGCGATGCACAAAAAGCCGATTTAGGAGGCTATAGCCCTTATATGAATTCAGGCATGGGTTACGCTCAAACCTATAATATAAATATAAACGCGGGAGCTATAGCGGCTCAGGACGAATTTGCGGGACTTATTCAAGATACTATCCAACGTCTTAACCGAGGCGGAGATCCGCTTACGACGGCTGGCGTGCTATGACCGTACCTACAATAAACGCGGTTATCAATTTTTCTACGGGCCCCGCTTTTGCTCAAGCTATGATTTTAGATAGTGGGCTTTTAGGTACTAACGTATTAGCAGACTCAGCGGCTTTAATTGTAGATATATCTAACGTAGTCGATGGAGTTACAACTACTAGAGGACGTAATGCTCAGGCCGACGTTTTTCAAACAGGTACTCTAACTCTGCGTATTGTGGACCAGCTGGGCTGGTTTAATCCCCAGAACGAAAATGGGCCCTATTATGGCCTCCTAACACCTTTGCGTAAAGTGCAGATTACGGGCACTTATGCAGGTATCGAGTACCCGATGTTTAGCGGCTTTATTACTAGCTATACAACTACTACGCCTAAGATGGCGACCGATGTAGTTTATACAACTATAACCGCCGTCGATGCTTTTAGACTTTTCCAAAATAGCCAAGTATCGACGATTACTTTAGCCTCAGCAGGTGACTTACCGGGCGAGCGGGTAAACGCTATCCTCGATGAAATTGCCTGGCCTCCATCCATGCGAGAAATACAATATGGAGACACGATATTCCAAGCCGACCCTGGTACGGCTCGCACGGCTCTACAAGCTCTACAAACGGCTACTATCTCAGAGTATGGCGCTCTATACATAAATGCCCGAGGATCGGTAGAGCTGCACGATAGGCAATTTTGTATAGAGTCTCAAGCTTTGCCCCCTGTTTTATTTAATGACGACGGCACCGAAATTACCTATTTTAACGCCGTATGGCGTTTAGACGATACGCAGGTATATAACTCGGCCTCTATTACAAAGATAGGCGGTACGGCTCAGCTTGCCGAGGATGCAGCCTCTATAGAGGAGTACTTTGTACATTCGTATAACCAGCAGAATTTAGTAATGGACACAAACCAAGCGGCCCTAGATTACGCACGGGCCTACGTTGCAAGCCGTAAGGATACGCAGACCCGCTGCGATGCTATAGAGCTAGACCTTTACACGCCAAACTATAACGATGGAATTATCGCCGCTCTTGATTTAGATTTTTTTGACCCTGTAGAAATTACAACTAATCAGCCTGGTAACTCAACCCTCCAACAGACTTTACAGGTTTTCGGCGTAGTGCATCGCGTAACGCCTAACTCTTGGAAAACGACTTTTACTACACTAGAGCCGATTATCGACGGCTTTATACTAAACTCATCACTATACGGAGTGCTCGATACCTCCGTGCTAGCGTACTAAGGAGCATAAGATGGCAGCTGGTCTAGGGTTTAAGACCTTTACAACCGGTGAGGTATTGACGGCCAGTGACGTAAACGGCTACCTCATGCAGGGCGTACTCGTTTTCGCAAGTGCGGCAGCTCGTAACGCTGCAATTACATCGCCTCAAGAGGGCCAGTTTGCGTTTACTAAAGATACTAACGGGCTTTGGTATTACGACGGTGCAGCTTGGGTAGCCTCAGGTGCTACGGGAGATATTGAGGGAGTAACCGCAGGCGTAGGTATTAGCGGCGGAGGTACCTCAGGCACCGTAACAGTTACTAACTCAATGGCGACGGCTATCGATGCTAAAGGTGATCTAGTCCCCGGAACGGGAGCGGATACTTTTAGCCGCTTGGCCGTGGGAGCTAATAACACGGTATTAACCGCAGACTCCGCCGAGGCAACCGGCATGAAATGGGCTACGCCTGCAAGCGGTGGTATGACTTTATTAGCAACAACAACTTTGACTGGAGCAAGCGTAACTATTTCAAGTTTAAGCACATATAAACAATTACTATTTGTTTTTCGTGGAGCAAAAGTGGCATCAAATAGTACAGTCGAATTAAGATTTAATGGAGACTCAGCTGATAAATATTCTTGCCAAGAATTTAAGGTAATAAATACAACGATAAGTTCAAATGGTGGTTGGTCACCCGCGGGTAGTGGTTATATGACAAGGATGGGCGACAGTGCTACTACAACTAATCTTTTTCAAGGTAATATGGTTGTAAATGCAACAGACCAAACCAGCGGAGTTTCTTATTTCTGCACTGGTGGGTATCAAGACGGTTATGGAAACGTATCCACACTAATTACTGGTCGTTATGCAAATAGCGCAGTAATTTCTTCGGCTACTTTTATAGCCGTCGGTACAACATTTGGAAGCGGTACCGTACTAACTTATGGAGTAAACTAATGAGCAGACCAACAGTAATAAACCATGACGTTTTAACTGGTGAAATAACAGAGCGTGAAATGAATGATGAGGAATATGCGGAATGGCAAGCTGGCCAGGAGCGGATAAACGCGGAAAAAGCTGAGCAAATAACAAAAGCCGCAGCTCGTCAAGCGGTGCTTAATAAACTAGGTTTGACGGCCGATGATTTAGCTGCACTTTTTGAGTAATGGAGACAAGCTATAACGGCTACCCAGCCTCTAAAAATCCTGCTGAAATAAATATAAAGTCCTACCCTGTAAAGGGTACGGATCGTAAGCTAAGGTGCGCCGAGAGTGTTGGGCCTCTCTTGGCCGCCTTTGCTGCGGAGTTTCATGAGCTAATTGAGCCAATAGACGAGGGTACCTTTGACGATTGGGGCTACGCCTACAGAATGGTTAGAGGTAATCCTACAAAATTATCTTGTCATTCATCGGGCACGGCTATAGATCTAAATGCGACATTTCACCCACTCGGCAAGGTAGGCACGTTTCCCGCTGAGAAAGTACCTATGATACGTGCGCTTGCTAAAAAATATGGTCTTAAATGGGGCGGCGATTATGTTAATCGTAAGGACGAAATGCACTTTGAGGTAGAAATATCCTCAATTAAAGCACAAACACTAATAACCAAATTAGGGCTAGATGGAGAAAAAAATGAGTGACATACAACAAGCTAATATACCTGCAAGCACGGTAACGCTTTTAGCCTCAGGCGCTCGCACTTTAACGGCGGCAGGCTCAGCGGTTGCAGGTTTCGCAGCGGCAAGGCAATTAGTACTACAACTACAAGTAACGGCGGCTAGTGGCACCGCTCCGACCTTAGATTTAGTAGTGCAAGATACAACCGACGGCACTAACTACAACACCATCGCGACGTTTACACAAAAAACGGCTGCCTCACGCGAGGTAATTAGAGTGACTACACCGTTTACAGATACGCTAAGAGTCTCATATGAGATAGGCGGAGTAACTCCGTCTTTTACTTTTAACGTAATAGCATGGGCGGACTCAAATTAACGCGCAGCTCAAGGCGGCGGCCTTGTCCTACGTACGTGCGGCTTTATCTTGCGTAGGTGCGCTTTATATTTCAGGTATTACAGATCCTAAAATATTAGCTAACGCTTTTATAGCGGGTCTTATTGGGCCACTAATTAAGGCTTTGCAGCCAAGCGAAAAGCAAATAGGCATAGGGTCTAAGTAATGGAGCAGGCTCAGCTCATAGTCGGTATAGCCGTAGGCGGTTGTACCATTTTGGGGCTATGGGCTGGGCTTAT